TCAGCATCTGACATTCCTTTAAAATGTTCTCTTGTTAATAGGTTTAAAATACTTGGGTGGTCAACAACAACTTTAAAAGATATTGTACCATTTCTAGAAGTATTTTGATATGTGTAAACAGGTTCAGGTCTTCCTAAAAATGAATTCTCTTCCCATCTTGCGCTGTTTGATTCGTTCATTTTTAAATCATACGGTGGGAACCACATTACTCTACCTCCGTTCGGTCCTTTTTCACAAGCGGGTAAATCTGTAACTTTAAAACCGTCTCTATTTGAAGTCTTCCAAGCTAAATTCTCAATCGAGAACATATATTTCTTTGCATAGAATCCACCACCATATGGATATTTGTCAAATATATTTGTTGACCCATCAAATGATTTTTTACCATTTGACATTGGTCCTATGTTTAAATTCCAAGCTCTACTTTCACCACCCATAACACTGCTATCAAACTTCCTAATATTGGCAGTTCTTTTCATAGTATCGGAATAATTCATATATCCACGGTCTTTTGTCCATACTCTACAGTATTCTATACCACTTTCTTCTCCGGAAAATTTATCAATATATTTTATTGCGGAACCTCTAGACATCCTTGAATCTCCGTCACCGAAAACTCTACTTGTTTGGTCTATAACATTACCAACGTGTGAAATTGCTCCACCATCTGATGGCATTGAATTTAAAATTTCTTGTGTAGTACCTAATATTGAATCTTCCCTAAAATTAAATGCTGTCGATTTTGTTTCGTCAAATACACTTGATTCTCCTCCCCATTCTTTATTTCCTGAACCTAATTTGTTTTTAGAATTTTTAGATATCCAAGTTAAATTACCTGAAATTTTTCCACCCTCTGTAATGTTTTTACTTCTATGAAATAATTCGGCAGAAACTCTATCAAACATTAATGAAAGATAATACGGACTTCTAACGGGTCTATCATTAAAGTCACCCATTGCATATTTTACATCTTCCCCTCTATCGTCTCCAATATATGCAATACCCGCTGGAGCTTCAACACCTAATAAGTTCTTTGCACCTTGTGCTATTTTATCAACAAAATTAAAAATCTTAGATGTGTTTTGTGATCTTGCGGTTGTGGTGTAGTTTGGTGCGTATTTGTTAAATGTTAATGTATCGTATAGCCTATTCTTTTGACCATCCCCCATATATTCAATTAATAAATCAGATGGTTTCCTTGATAGCTTTGGTCTTCTTTTTATTCCAATTAAAGAACCTAACGCACCTGTAACATCTTGCCATAGTTTACCTACTTCAGTTGTTGCTTGTGGTCTAACATTAATTGGGTTAGCTGGATTAGTTAAGTAATCACCAGGTATTTCACTAAATGGTAATTGTGTGCCAGATATTGTTTGTAAAAAATCTATTGCTTTACCCGGTAGGGTCTTAGCAACGGTAATTTTATTATTTGGGTCAACTAATGGTTCTCTACCTGTAACAATATTAAATGCTGTTGCTGTATTACCATTAAGAGCGTCCAATAATCTAAGTCTACCATTGGTCGCCGTTTCTATGTTTCGAGCAATTCTCGAAAGGACGGGTCCTTCTGGATTATTTTTAATATTATTTGCTGCGAATTTAAATAATTCAGATTCCGTGTCATATGATGATGACCCCATAATACCAACTAAATTATATCTTGGTACATCTGTTTGAAAATATGGATATAAATTTATTCCCGTACTTCTTCTTTGTACTAACAATGTATTCAAATCTTCAACGATTAAATAATTGTCCTGTGGTTGATTTACATTTAAATTAGAAACAAAATCTATCTGTGATTGTCTACTTGTTGTATCGTTTAAAATAACGTCACCAGTATCTTTATTCGACATATCATTTAACGATTTAACCGAAAATGACGTATCACTAAAAGTCTGTGGACCATTAGGTACATTAAGTGTCTTACCTAATATATAATCTCTGAACTTTTTAGTGGAATTGAAGTCTAAGTAACTTGGCATTATTTTTTATAATAAATAGATTTATTTAGTTTTTTGGTGCTGATGTATATTCATCAGAATTGCTCATTAAAAAATCATCTTTTAAACTTGAGTTTTTAATGATTTGGTTAGCCCATCCGTCATATAACGCCGGACCTCCTTTCATTTGTATAGTTATTTCTTTTTTATTATTATTCTCATTTGACTGTTTAGATTCCGCAGCTTTCTTTTCTGCGGTTGTAACATCCATTGATTTAGCCGTTGCAGTTGCGGTACCTGTAGTTGCGTTTGTTGCTTCTTTTTTAAATGATTGAACAAAGTTTTTGGCGGTTTCATTAAAACTACCCATCATTTCAATTTCTCCTTTAGCCAATTTATTTGTCATTTCAGTAACAAATTTTTGACTATCTTCTCCTGTGATTCCCGCAGCTTCCGCAGCAGATTTAAACGCTTTAACCGCTTGACCTCTTGTTGTTGCCGCCAAAAATGCAACGTCCCTTTGAATGTTTTCAGTTGCACTTAATTGTCCTTTAGCAATGTCTTCCGCTGTCATTTGTTCAAACGCTTTTTGGTTTGCTAATAGTATATTTTTTTGTGCATCAGATAAACCTTCTAAAGCTACTGTTGTCTCTTCTGAATTTAATCCTAATTGTTTTTGTAATGATGATGGAACTTCAATAACCATTTTACCATCTTTCATTTGTGATAAGTTAGTTATGAATTCTTTTTCTTTATCATCCATAACTAAACCACTTGTCATTAAAGCACTAGCTGCTGCCGATCTTTCAGAAGCGGCGATTGCACCCTTAGCTAACTCTTGATATGAAATACCCAATTCCTGAGCCATTGCTTTGGCTTTCCTTAAGTTAACCCCCGTAATTTCAAATCTTCCTTGTTCTTGATTATATGATGTTAATGAACCCGCAGCACCAATTAATGCATCTTGCAATCCCTCAACATTATTGGTTGCCATATACATTAATTTTATTGGGTCAGCAAAATCACCCATTGCACCACCCAATACAGATAAATTTGCGCTTAATTCCAACGCACCTTCAGGACTAAAAACCTTATCTGCAATTGTATATACCGAATCCATACTCATTCTAAATTCATTAGCCTTTTGTACCATTCTATTTAATCCTTGTACACCATTTGCAAATCCATATTCATTCAATTTTCCTAAATTTTCTCTTAGTTCTCCTGTTGTTTTTTTACTATTTAACCCCAACGATAATGAAGATACTCCTGCCTTATCTATAGCTTTTGTTGCGTCAGATGCACCAAGACCTACTTTTTCAAATTCAGAAAAAACGGCACCCATATCTTTTAAATCACCAACAAATGCTCTTGCGGTTTTAGCTGCTTGACCTATTGTTTGTTCTGATATTAAATTAAATCTTCCTGTTTTACCCATCATTTCAGTCATCATACCAGATAACTGTTCCATACCATATCCTAATCTAAGTACAGATGGATACGCGGCAACCATTTCCTCCCTCAATCCTTTTGATAATTCACCTTGCATACCAACCTTTTCGTTGATATCAGTTCTTAGTTGAGATTCCTGAGTTAATTGGGTAGCAATTCCAGATGCAACATCACCTAATGCTCTTTTTGCCATATCCATAAGCCCGCCTGTGGTTTCACCTTTTTTGTTAATGATATCTAACATATCATTAATTCTATACATTTCTTTTGAATCGTATTGACTTGTTTGTGTGGTTTGGGTGTCCAATAACCCTTTCGTTAAATCGACTACCTTGTTACCAAAATTTTGATTCGATGAAGATGGTGTATTTGTTGTTGGAGTTACCCCATTTTGTTTTTTATTCCAAAAATCTAATATTTTTTGAGATTCTCCACTTGTGATAGTATATTTTTTACCTGTTTCTAATTCAACCTTATCTATATAAGCTTTTGAATCATTCAACGCAGATCCATACTTCCCTATATAATCACTAATATTTGCCATACATATAAATAGATTAACTTGAGGTTTCTAATGATATTAAATGTTGAATATAATATCGTCTAATATAAACAGGCATAGAAAGAAGGTCTCCGTAAGAGAAACCTCTTTTAACCAAAAATAAAATTTCATCTAATTGTCCCTTTTTATAATCCGTAGAAAGGACGAAAAAACTCAACCCCGAATCCAATTTCAACTTGGATTGTGTCTCCTGACGGGGTGGTTGCTGTTTGGGTTAAATCTAACCCCGGTTTATTCTCGTTTATAAATTTCCTAAAATCCTGTGAATCTTTTATTGGTAAATTTTCAACAAAATTTCTAATATTCATTAAATCTTTATTTCCACCTACCGATTTTATCATCATTTCAAGTTGTTTGGTTACAATTGGTGCAATACCATTACCGTTCCAACTATCTCTAATCACATCTATTTCCTTTTCTTGTTTTTTTGTTAGAAATTTAAAGGTGATATCAATTTTAGATTTTTCCATATAAAATGGATATTCTCCATTTGCATCCGCAGTCAATGAGAAGTCCTTCGTTTTCATTGTTGATAAATCAACCTCGAATGAAAATTGTTCCCCTGTTTTAGGGTCAGTTGCGGTAATCTTATATTCACTACCAAAAGAGGTATTTCGTAGGAAAATCAATATAGCTTGTCTATCCTCCTCAACCAAATCATCAATTGGTAAATCTTTATCTAAAATTTTTCTTTTTAATAATTCATCAACAACTTTGTTCGTTGCAATTAAACTTGGGGATGATAAAATGTTTTCATCTGCAGCAGTTAAATAAGCAATTCTAACCGATTTTTTGTTGTTTGTATAGTGAATACCTCTACTAGGTAATTCAACTACGTCATATGCGATATTGGGGTCTACTCTGTATTCTTCCATACTATAAAGTTATACTATAACTATCACAAAGTAAAGATTTAAAATAAAAAACCAGTAACCCATTAGACAGATTTACTAATTTGGTTACTGGTTTAAATATGAAAAAATAACTATTAATATACTTGGATACAACGGTCCATTCTCAAGTTACATGTAATTTGAGCTAAAGCATCGTTGTTATAATCTAAATCACCAAAGTTTAAACTTGTTAAAAAGCAACCTTGGATAATCCATTTTTCAACCACAACTCCTGTTGGGTCTAACATTTCAAGTTCAATATCTTTTTTATATCCAGCAGCATATCCCATTCTACCTGTTACTGATTCTGCGTGTAAACGGAACCATTCCATTAATGCTTGAGAAGCTGAAGGACCAATCGGGTCTTTAAATGTAACACTCATTTCTTCCCAAGTAAATCTACCAGCAACGTATGTTGAAGTGTTCAAGAAAGGAATCTCTGTTGAGTTAATTTTAGCTGAAGGTCTTTTTGTTGAAGATACATACCACTCGTTAATTCCCAAAGATGAAGGGAATCTAAGAATAAATCTGTTCTGTCTTTTCGGTTCATAAGGAACCGGCATTTTCATTAGTAAATCTGCCATTTTGTATTTGTTAAGTTTTTTGTTATTTTATACTTCTTATAAATATATCTTTTTTGGAAATAAATTTATTTTTCGGTTGCTACTTGATTTTGTCAATTATTTTTCGTAGTTTTTTACAAATCCTCCAGTATTCCAGTTCCAGTAATAAATAATAAAATTATATATCTTTTAATAAATATAATATAAATACTAGTATATCTAGTTCTAGTATACTGGGCATCGTATAATAATAAAACCTTTATACCAGTTGGTTCCACGTGGAGCATTCCACAAACAAAGAAGGAGGTCTTTCGACCCCCTTCTTATTTTTATACCTTCCTTTTAGATTAGATATTCTCAAATGATGCTCCTGTTGGAGTTATTACGAATTCAACATCAATAAATTCAAGAGAACGAGTAGGTTTGATGTAAATCTTACCTCTTAAAGTGTTTGCATCTATATCCTCTGGATCACTAGAAACACTAACTTTAAACTCATATAAACCTCTTTCTTTCTTAATTGAATCTAAGATAGGGTTAACCAATCTCAAGAACTCCTGTCTAACTTGTTCGTCATTTTGTTCAAATAACAATCTAACAGCTACTGCAGAGATTAATTTTCTTGCTCTCAATAATAATCTTCTTACGTTGATTCTATCAAGTGCAGACTCTCTAACTTGTAATGTTTTGTTACCCCAAATAATGGTACCTGTATCAGAGAATGTAGCAATTGGATTAATTCTATTTTTGTATAAATCATCTCTTTCATCAAGAGTTAATTTTTTAGAAGCTTTAACCGCGTTTACCAAACCTCTTGAATAACCCGCAACTGCGAACCAAGGATAAGAAACGTTATCTGTTAACGCAATGTTCTTCAAAACCTCACCTGTTGGTGGGATATAGATGTTAGTAGCGTTATCGGTATCTCTTATTTGAATCCAAGGCCAATAAGTTGCTGAGTAGTTAGAATCGATAGAAGCTGTATCCAAATCATCAACTACTTGTGTTGCTGAAGTTGAATTCGGTGAGTTCATTATATATAATGAATCCGCTCTTTCATTTTCAATCATATCAATTGCTTGATTTACCAATGAAGTATGTTCTTGGAAGTTAATACCTGGAGTTGCGAATACATTGATATCAATCGCTTCAGGGTTTGCAAACGTTTCAATACCTTGTAAATAAGCATAATAATCAGAGTTTCCAGTTGTTGGACTGAAGACACCACTATATAAACCAGTTGTTTTATTGTTAGTATATGTTGATTTACCAAAAATGTAGTTATCACTATATGTTTTTGTTTGTCTGTAGATATCCCAACCATCATGACCACCACTAACCGCAAATGTAAATTTACGATATGCAATATTAGCTAATTTATCTTTTTCTGTTCCTTCTAAATCGTAGGCTGTTGTTTGATAAATTTGAGTTGATCCAGTTGTTACAATTGAAGATGCGTTTGTTGATAAGTGAAAACCAAATGTTGTATTCGTACCAC